CCAAATTATCAGAACTACAACATCCTTAAAAACCTCTGATCAGTTTGGTAAAGAGCTTGCTGACACCACTATCATTAAAGGTAGAGTGCATTATGCAAAGGCTGTTGAAGATTGGAATCAACATGGTCTATCAACGGACCACTTCAAGGTACTGTTCATACGTGAAGATCAACCTACAAATGGAGGGTTGTAATGGCTATTGACTACGATGCTATACTTGACAAATTCATCCTAGTAGCTCAAGAAGCTCTTCCCACAGAACTCTCATTAATAGGTGTTAGTGGGACTCTTCCTGCTGTAATTAGGTCTAGACAAGATGGTGCTAAACCAGACTATCCATACGCGACTATTGATGTACTAGATACGATAGATGAATCTGGTTGGCTATACTCGGAAACAATTAACAGTAATGATGAGACTGTTTATGAAACAAATAAACAGCTTCTACTAAATTACAGAGTCTATGGTGGCAATGCCGTTAACATAGCTCAAAAGCTTCATGGATTCTTCAGACTAAATAGAGTCCTTGGAGACATAATAAGTACCACAGGAGGATCTGTAGTCACTGTTGATGACGTAGATCAATCACCAATCCTACTTGCAGATACATATTTAGAATCTGCTACTTTCAACATTACTTTTAATATAACAGATACCTTCGTCGATACAGCAGGTTCTGACAGCTTTACCACTGTTCATTTGGACGGCACTATTTTTGATATTAGTACTGATGATCCAAACCCTCTCGATGTTGATATAATTGTACCCACACCTTAATTAAAGGAGAACTATCTTGGCTCTACAAGATATTGTAACAGTAAACATTAGTTTACAAACTTCAGGGGTTAGCCGTGCAGGATTCGGCATCCCAATTTTCATTGGATCGCACCGTTGGTTTACTGAACGTGTCCGTTCTTATCCCGATGTAACTGCTGCCGCTGTAGATCTTCCTTCAGGTTCTGAGGAGTTGATTGCCGTAACCGCAGCCTTTGCACAAGATATTCCACCATCTATTGTTAAAGTTGGTCGTCGTGATGTCGATCTCTTGACTTATACCCCCGATACCGTAACTGCTATTGGTCAGGTCTTTGAGATAACTGTAGTTGGTACTGATAGTGTAGTTATCGCAGCTTCTTTCACTACAACAACAGGTTCGGAAACAGATACTGCTGTTGTCACTGCATTGGCTGCGGCCTTGTCTGGTATTGTTGGTGTTACCGTTGGTGGTACTACTACCTTGACACTGGCAGAAGCCACACCGGGAACTCCGTTTGCTGTCACTAAGATCACTAAGTTGACTCAATCAGTAACAGTAACTGAAACAGCGGAAGCTGTAATCGCCGCTATTGAAATCATTGATAACGACTTCTTCTTTGTAGCAACTCATGATCATACCCAAGTATTTATCTTGGCAATGGCTGCTGCTATTGAAGCACGTACTAAGATTTACTTTGTATCTGTGCAGGAAGCCGATGCTATTACTGCATTACAGGTTCCACCAGCTGCTGGTGATACACTAGGTAAGCTTGAAGAATCTAATTTCTTCCGTACTTCTGGTTGGTTCCACCACACAGCTGATGCTGCTTTCCCTGAGATGGCTTTCATTGCGATTGCTGCACCATCCGATCCCGGTGCTAAGATTTGGGCTAACAACCGTATCGCTGCTGTTGCTGCTTCTCAAGATCCAGCTACTAACATTCCTCTGACATTTACTCAGACGGATAACCTGAATAACCGTAATGCTAACTGGATCGGAACTGTAGGTGGTATTGATATCACTCGTATCGGTAAAGTTTCTGCTAACGAATTCATTGATATCATACGTAACCGTGATTTCTTGGAAGCACGTATTACTGAAGGATTGCAGAATAAGCAGATCAACGCACCAGTTATTCCATTCACCGATCCCGGTATTAGCGAGATTCGTAGTGTTGTTACTTCTGTATTGAATCGCTCAGTTTCTACTGCAACAGTTCCTAGTATCTTGCAAGATAAAGATCCGTATACAACTAACTTCCCACGAGCAGCTGATGTTAGTTTCGCTGACAAACAAGCTCGTACATTGAATGCTTCTTTCACAGCGTTCTTAGCCGGTGCCATACAGATCACTAAGATCACTGGTGTCCTAACATTTGATGCAAGCGCATAAGGAGTAGTAGCAAATGGCTTTACCCGTATATTCTTCAAGAGAAGTCTCTATAGCATGGTCAGGTCAAAAGCTTGACGGATTGGCTCCAGATTCTTTTGTAACATTCTCTCTAAATTCCGACCTTACTGATGAAGAAGTTGGTGCTGATGGACAAGTGAATATCTCACGTTTACCTGATAACACAGGTTCGTGTACTTTCTCTTTCCAACAGAACTCAACAGCTAACTTGATCCTCTCAGGTATTTTGTTAGCACAACAGAACTCCCCAACGTTCATCACAGGCTCTCTGACCATCGTTGATCCATCAGGTAGTGTACTTGCATTACTTACTAATGCTCACATTAAGACAGCCCCTGAGGTATCTCTGGGCAGTACTGCAACAGGTGCTACTCGTGATTGGGTGTTCTTCTGTGAAAATATGAACTTCACTGAAGCGCCTGAAGGTGTTGCTACACTTACAGGAGATGCTGCATTGATCGCTGGTGCCATCACATCGATTCTAGGTAACATCTAATAAGAGGGGCTTTATGCCCCTTATTTTTTCTGTAGGAGGAAAAAGAATAATGGACGATATTAAGAAAATTACACAAGCTGCACTAGCACAGGCTGGGGTACATTCTATTAACATTAAAGGTAAGACTTACACAATTGAGTTGTTGCCTGCTACCCAAGCATTTGCGGTAGCTATTCAATTAGTGAAGGTAGCCCTTCCGACTATCGGTGCAATTGTTGATGGTACTAAAAAGCAAGATCTAATTCTACCTGAAGAAGATAACCTATTCACAGATGCAGCAGTATTACTAGTAGCCCAGATGAATAACATCAGTGTGCTAGATATTGTCCAATTGCTTACGCAAAAGATCACTCTGGATGGTAAGGCAGTTAACATTGATGACGAGTTTAAAGGCAACCTTGGTGGTCTAGTTTGTCTTTTAGAGTTTACTCTTAAGGAGAACGTGGGTGATTTTTTTACCGAATATCTTCAGGCAAAGGGAATTTCAATACAGAGCCTGAAGGATCTGATGGGAACGAAGGAAGAAACTACCTCACCCTCAGAAGAAACGTAGAAGATAACTCAACTCTGACAAATAGTGATTGGTTATTCTATAACATTTTATCAAGTAAACATTGTCCTGCTACAGATATCAAAACACTACAATGGGAGTATACTCTTCCAGAGTTCCTTAAATTAAAAGAATACGTTGAGATTATGGATAGTGCAGAAAGGGCTTCTCATAAAGATCTCGAAGTTAAAAGAAACTCAATCAAATAAAGTGAGAACATGATGGCAACAGAAACTGTAAATGATTGGGTAGTAAAGGTAGGTTTTGACGATTCTGAAGTTGTTAAGGGTGCTAAACGTGTTGAGAAAGTCATGCAAAGGCTTGCCAGAACACAGGCCAAACTGAATAAGAACATAGGGAAAGTTTCATCAATAAAGGTAGACCTTGATACTTCAGCCTTTGATAAAAGTGCTAGGAAGATTGAAAGTACTCTTAACAGGTTTGCTAAGACACGAGCTAAGGTTAATCGGGGTGATGAACTAGTAACCAAACCACCTAAGCGTGTGAAGACCCCTAAAACCTCCCCTGCCAGTAACATACTTAAAAAAGAACAAGATGAATTAAAGACTATTAATTCATTGGAGGCTAAGCGTCTACAGCTTCGTAGATCCATAGAAAGAGCTAAAGACCTTGACATAGAAACTGGTGGATTTACTAGATCCCTTAGAGGCGGTAAAGTAGATAGACTAGAGCAAAGACGTTTAGAGCTTGAGAATCTAATAACAAAGGAAAAACGTAAGCAAAAGGATCTTGCAGAGAAGACTGCTAAGTTAAATTTAGCTACGGCAAAAGTGGCCCCAGTTGTCACCCCACCGAAACCCAAGGTCACGAAAGCACCTAGTAAGTTTCAACTAACCGATGAACGTCAACTAAAGCTTGCTAACACTATCGATTCTGTTATCAGGCGGGCTGCCAGAGGTTTAGATAAAAACTCAGAAGGGTTTAACAAACTAAACGCAGAAGCGGGAAGACTTAAAAAGACTATCTCCGGTGTTGGTAGCAGAATTGGTTTAGAGAAATTAAATAACCAGATCAGAATCCTAAGGGATAACACTACATCGGCTACAGCAACTTCTCGTAGGTTGACTCAGCAGATGGATTCACAAAAATTCGCTTCTAACTCGCTACGTAACAGTATTAGAAATCTAGGTGCTCAATACGCTTCTGTGTTCCTTGCTATTGAAGGTGCTAGAGCTTTCTTTAATACAGGTAGAGAATTCGACTCTATAAACGCATCGTTACTTGCTGCGTCAGGAAGTTATGTACAAGCTGGTAAAGACTTTGAATTCATCAAAGATATTTCCTTAGGTCTGGGTATCGGACTTAGTGACGTAGCTACTGGTTTCGCTAAAATAGGTGCAGCCGGTAGAGCCTCAGGTTTAAGTACCGGGGTGATCCAACAGTCTTTCTCAGACATATCTAAAACTGTACGAGCTTTTGGTTTAAGCCAAGATAGAGCTGGTCTAGTATTCCTAGGTTTCCAGCAGATCCTGTCAAAAGGTGTGGTTTCTATGCAGGAACTTCGCCAGCAGATCGGTGAGCAGCTTCCCACGGCAATACCAATTGCTAAGAAAGCTTTGAAGGCTATGGGTTCTAGTTTTACTAGTCTAGACGATGCAGTTAAATCTGGTACATTGTCAGCTAAAGAGTTCGTTCCTATATTCTCAAGATTACTTAGAGAAAACGTTGAAGAATCTGGAGCGTTAGAAGCATCCTTGAATACCATCACGGCTGCACAACAAAGATTCACTTCAACACTTCAACTATTAACCATCAGGTCGTTTCAAGCTGGTGGTAAGAAAGGTCTAGTATTCTTCTTCAACAAAATCACTGAGGCTGCTGAGGTTTTTGCACCTTCATTTAAGATACTTGGTAAGGTAGTTGGAGCAGCCGCTACTGCATTAGGTGGTTTACTTAGAGCAGTATCAATCATGGCAATTCCGTTCCAAACGTTAATTGGTTTGGTAAATGATTTATTAGGGGCATTACTGGACATTCCAGACGCTACTGAAGAGGGTGCCACAAACTTCTCGAAGTTAATAGATGGAATGTTAATTTCACTTAAGTTCTTAATTGGTGCATTACTAATCATTCCCGGTTTGATAGAGGAATTTTTCCTCGCCATAGATCGAATAAAGGATAAGTTTGACTTCGGTTCCTTGTCAGGGATATTAGATGTACCCGGTCAGATAGCCTCCGCTGCTGGAAGGCAAGCGTTAGAGACATTCGGAGCGACTTTCGAGAAACCTCTTTTCCCTGAAAAGAATGAAACATCAACTAGTACCGTAAACTCTGGTAACAACATAACTGTCACTATCGATGCTACTGGTGCCGAATCGGATGGCGTGATAGATCAAATCGAAGACTTTTTCCAAGATTTGTTCAAGACCGCAGTACCATCTGAATAACTTGGAGAACAAATGTCAATATATTTCATTGAAGACCCTAACGGGATTATTTATGAATTAGATGCTACAGCTGACATCACCTATAGACTCTCAGGTAAAGTAACAAGTAACCCTGTAGAGTCTGGTGAATCTGTAGCAGATAACTACGTTAATAATCCAGACGTAATTACCTTAAAAGGATCTATCTCAGACGTTAAGTCTATATCTTCAGGTGGCGTTCCAAGCAAACAAACCCTAGATTTTATAACAGGGTTAAAAGCCCTCAAAGTAAACAGAGCACTTCTCTCTTTACATTTCGGTAGTAAAGTGGGTGTGATAACAGATTGTGTAATAGAATCTTTAGACATTATCCAGAATGCCCAAAGGGGTAGTTTAGGGGCAGGTAGGGCTGGTAGAATTGATAGCTTCAGGGTATCAATCACTCTTAAGCAAATTAGGTTAGCTACTAGAGCGAGACTAACCGCTGTAAGAAGCGAAGTAATTGCAAATGATGCAAAACGTGAAACTGAAGGTGGGGGTAGCACCGCGACAATAACAGAAGACAAGAAGCGGATACTTGAAATATCTGCTGAGTTATGGGGGTTGAGGCAATAATGGCACTTAGAATTCCAGTACCAGATTCATCATCGTCTAAGCAAGATGTATCACTAGGTGGTATCAATTACACTTTCACTTTTTCTTATAATTCCAGAGACACACGTTGGAGATTCGATCTGACTATTAACGAAGTTGTTGTGATATCTGGGATAAAAGTGGTAGAGAATCAATTCTTCCTAGACAGGTATTCCCTAGCTGATTTCAACCATGGTGATATCGCTTGTATAAGAGCAGAAGAGGATGGTAAAGACGTAGGAAGAGATAACTTTGGAATAGATAAAAGTTACGAACTTGTGTATTTTACCAATGAAGAACTAGCAGCATTTCTAGTATAGGAGGGTATGATGGAGGAGATCTTTTTAAGGAAGTACTCTTTAACAATAGGAAGAGAAACCTTCCTCGTCCTGAGGACAATACCTGCTGATACCGTAACACCGGGAGGAGAAGAAAGTACCCCTCTCACTTCTGGTGCAAACTTGGATGATGGTAGTTATGTAGATTTCGTAACTAAACCTGATAAAGCGATTACTCTTACAGACTTAAGGATCACAGCCAATATCGTAGATTCTAAAGCCGGAACGACAAACAAACAAAAGACAACGATTACAATATTCAACTTATCAGAAACCAATCAGAAGATCATACAATCAGATGACACAGTACTATTGAAAGCTGGTTACGAAATTGATGGACCAGAATTGCCCCTGATCTTTGCAGGACAGATCACCTCTGTAACAACTACAAAGAAAGGGCAAGATACAGTAACCAAAATCATTTGTGAAGCAGCTAAGGTTGCTCGAAAGAATATCAAGTTCAGTAAAACACCAACAAGAAATGAAACTAGTGAAACTATTGCTAATTACTATGCTGGGGTAGCTGCTAAGAATGGGATACCCACGGGTAACGTGTTCGTCCCTATAGCTATAGATTATCCATCAGGTCTTTCAGCCGGTGGGAATTTATTCGCATCAATGGAAGAGTTCTGTAAAAAAGCTAGTCTTAAAGTCTATGTAACTCTTGGTAAACTCTATATAGAACCCATAGATTCTATACCAGCTACCGTGGCTATCAATATTGAAGCAGAGAATATCAAAGGGACCATAAGATCTCAAGATGATTCAGCTGGTAAGACTACCAAGCAGTCTAAAAAAGGTATCGAGTTCACAGTGTTCTTGGATGGACGAATTACAGCAGCTAAATTGGTCAATATAAACTTTGGAGAGTTCAGAGGTGAGTATAAAGTTATCTCTGTCAATTTTAAAATGGACTACGAAGGTGCTACGTGGGATACAATAGTTAGTTGTGTGAGGATATAGAAAATGGCAGTATTAGAGTTTTCAGATGTAGTGTTAAGAATAGTATCAGAGTATGCTAAGCAGCATATGAATACCTCTGTACCTGCCAGAGTAATATCAGTTGATAACTTTGGGAGTGATCAAACGGTAGACGTTCTCCCTATTATTAACGATACTTTTGCTGACGGGACCGTCTTGGAGCTTCCTCCTATCCTTGACGTTCCTGTTCAGTATCCTTCAGCAGGGGGTGGTTTATTATCATTCCCCATCGTTGTTGGAGACATTGTGCTTCTTGTATTTTCTAAGAGAAGCATAGATGAATGGATGGCTAGCAGGACCACAGATAACGGAACTTTTACACCCGCTGATAAAAGAACTTATTCTCTAAACGATGCTATTGCCATTCCGGGGATTTACACTAAGAATACGAATTTAACACCTAACACAACTGATGTTGAGTTGAAGTTCAAAAACTTGTCAATCAAACTGGAGGCGTCAGGTAATATATCCTTAACCAATGGTCCTGCGTCCAGTTCAGTTGTGCTGGCAAGTTCTGGGGATGTTACACTAAATAACAGCGGTGGCTCAGTCACCCTAGCTAACTCTGGTCTAATCACCTTAGCTAATGCTGGTGGTAGTATAGTACTAAATCTGGATGGTTCAGTGTCCTTCGGTAATGGAGCTTCTATTACAGCTGCTGGGGATATGGTAACAGCTTCTGGTAAGTCTATGAGCAACCATACTCACTCACAAGCTAATGATAGTGCTGGTGATACACAACAGAATACGAGTGCACCCTTATAATGACTGATATATTTTTAGACCCAAATACCAATGACATAAAACTAGATAATCAGATTATGAGACTCACAACTAGCATCGAGGAGCTATCTAGACAGAGAGTTCAGATATGGTTGGGCATATTTAAAGGTGAGTGGTTTGTTAATATCCTTGCAGGTATTCCTTACTTATCAAATGACAATAACCCTGAACAGTTGCTAGGTGTAACTAGTAAAGAAACTTTTGATTTGGCGATTAAAACAGGAATTACAACAAGATCAGGAATTGTTGAATTACTTTCATACTCTTCAACCCTAGATAATTCAACTAGGGTTATAACAATAAGTTTTGAAGCATCAACAGAGACTGGTGAAATTGTTAGCATAAATAACATAACAGTCGGGGTGTAGGAGGAATAATGGCACTAGACGCAAATGGATTAACTATCCGCAGATTACCAGAAGTATTAGAAGATATTGTAGCATCAGAGCAAACTAATATAGACTCTAACATCTCGACAGATGATGATACTTTATTAGGACAACTTAACAATATCATAGCAGCAGCTATCGCAGAACAAGAAGCGTTGGCCCAAGCTGTATACGATAACTTTAACCCACTTAAGGCGGAAGGTCGTAATCTAGACGATCTAGCAGCGTTAATAGGTATTACTCGTATCACAGCTGCTAAGAGTTCCACAACAACACAACAGTTTGTGGGTGATAATGGGGTAACTATCAATGTAGGTACTATTCTACAAAATCCTATTAACTTGGATAACTTTTTAGTTACAAACATTGTGAATTTAGATGTGCTTTCTTGTGTATCAGCAAAGTACTCCGTAAAAGACCTACAGAACAACACAACATATACCATCACAGTAAATAGTATACCCTATTCATTCCTAAGTGATGGCACTGCTACAGAACTTGAAATACTAAATGGAATAGAAGCTTTAATAACAGCTGATGCTACCGCTACATGGACAGCAGTTGTTGATACAGGTAACCTTCAATTAAATATTGCAACGTCAAATACCAATAACATTGCTATTTCTTCAACTACGTTTATCGGACCTGATGAAGTAACTAATAACGGTGGTGTCGAAGCTGAAGTGGAAGGTGCGATTATAGCTCCCCCCAATTCTGTAACTACCATCCTAACTTCTATAAGTGGTTTAACTTCAACTACCAACCTTTCAGCTTATAGTGTTGGTCGTAATAGGGAAACTGATGAAGAGTTAAGAACACGGTTGTTGGTATCACAACAGGCTAGTGGGGTAGCTACGGTAGAAGCCATTCAAGACTCTTTAACGAATGTCGCTGGTGTAACCTCTGCTACAGTCCTTGAAAATACCTCGATCCTATTTGCAAATGGTTCTAGTGTTGTGACATTTACCAACGCTACAAACAGAGTTAATTTAACTGCTCATACTCTTACAACAGGAGATCCGGTACAATTCTCAACAACAATAGCATTACCTGTAGGTATTTCACCACAAGATATACAGCATTGGATTATCAATCCTACTACTAACGACTTCCAGATCTCACTCACTAAAGGAGGTAGTGCTGTAACCTTTACAGACGACGGATCAGGTATAAACACACTATTGATAGGCAGACCCCCTAAGAGCTTTGAAAGTATCGTTCAAGGTGGTTCTGACGCCGCTGTAGCTTTAGACATATGGCAAACTAAGCCAGCAGGTATCCAAACCTTTGGGGGTGTTAATGAAGTAATAACAGATTCTAGTGGTAACCAACAAAGTATAAATTTCACTAGACCTGTTGCTGTTAACCTTGCATTTGAAATCGAATACACCAGATACGATGAGGAATCTTTCCCAGCAAATGGTGAAACTACAATAGCTCAAACAGTACTTGACTTTACTAACGCTCTAGGGACGGATGCTGATGTAATTCCTTCTAGATACTTTGGTGACATTTACTCTAATGTAGGTGGTATTGATTCATTGGTGGTTAAAGTACAGATAATAGTAAACCCCGGAGATACACCAGTCGGTCCTAGTTTCCAAACAACAAGACTACCAATTGATATAGATGAATTCGCTAGTGTTACAAGCGTAGATATCACTGTCTTGGAGGTATAAATGACCTCTCCAGTAATTAAGGATCAAGTCCAACAAGGTAAAGATAGGTTAGTTACGCAATGGACTGAAAAAGTTGTTGTTCAAGGTTTACTAGAATCTTACATGGAAAATGTTCAGACTGTAGAAGATATCTACGAACAACTATTAGATGAAAGAAGTGTATTCACGGCAGTAGGAGTCCAACTAGATGTTATAGGTACATTAGTTGGTGAAGCCAGACTTAGTAAAACAGATGAACCTTATAGGCAAGCTATTCTAAATAGGATAGCGACTAACACCTCTAAGGGTACTCCAGAGAGTATCATAGAGACTTTGTTAACTATTACAACGGACTCAACTGTGGCTCATGTCTTTGAGCACTATCCTGCAAACGTACATGCGTTTGTTAATGGTTCTCCTACGAATGCCACAGCTGCTTCATTAAATAACATAGTCCCTGCGGGGGTTAATGCAAGGTTAATGTTTGATGCAGGGGTAGACTCATTTATAGGAGCCACAGCCACACGAGGCGATGATCTCATTTTAGGTCTAGAGAACTTAGATGAAATGGGTTTAGAAAATTTGGATTTACTAGGGGTGTCGTCTGTTACGGTAACTCCTTTCGAAGACAGATCTTTTTTCCCGCATTTATTAGAAACAGCGATAAAAAACCCGTTATGCGGTTTATTCGATGGAACCGTATTTAATGTAGAAAGCGGGAACATCTTAGACCAATCTGGTAATAACATTGTCTTCGAAAACAGTGATAATATGGCTTATAGAATAACAGAGGAAATATAATATGGCAGTACAGCCAGCAATATACCCAGAATGGGCAACAGACGATATACAACAGTTAATAGATATTAACGGAGATGCTATTGACGAAGTATTAGATAACAAAATTGAACCTACCCCAGAATGGAAAGCGTCTGGTCAACTTTTCCAAGAAAATCTCCCATACCCATACTTTAACTTTGAGTTCAATCTCATTGATGAGTGGGTACAACACCTAGACCAAAGACAAATAATAGGTGATATCCACATCTCAAAGTCAGGAGAAAGTGCAGCCAATATCTCTACTAGATTAGGAGGTACTTGGGTAGATCATGGTACTGACACCCTTGCGGGACAAACAGTAAATGTATTCGAAAAGATAGCTTAACGGAGGAATAAACTTTGGCTATTAGACAGCTTCCCGCGTTACCTGCTAGTTCTAGCGGTTTAGACTCGGACTTATACCACACAAGACAAGGTGCTACTGATAAGACTCTGACGGGAGTTTTGGTAAAAGGTTTTGTTAAATGGACTAATCAAGATTTTTATGTTGTTACAGGTACAGACGTTTATACAGCAACCGCTACAACAGAAACAGCAGTACCATCTGCTTACTTTGACGGTCAACAGGTTAACGGGGTATTCAACAATACCACGGGAATAGCTTCGACAATAAACGTAGCGGGACTTGGTATAAAGAGTGTTAAAACCTCTAGTGGAGTGAACCCTTCTGCAAATGATATAGACGGAAGATCTACATTAGTTTTTGATGCAAGTAATGATTGGTTTGAAATATTTACAGTAGTGGTACAACCTGCTTCTGAAACAGTTAGTGGAATTGCTGAACTAGCGACTCAAGCTGAAACTGACACTGGAACAGACGATACTCGTATTGTTACTCCATTAAAATTACAAACAAAAGTAGCTACCGCCACAGCTAAAGGTATTGTGGAATTAGCTACATCTGCTGAAACTATCACTGGGACAGATACTACTAGAGCAGTTACCCCTTCAGGACTACAAGCTAAAGTAGCGACTGAAACAGCTAAGGGTATTGTAGAATTAGCTACCGTAGCAGAAGCTGTAGCAGGTACAGATACTACTAGGGCTGTTACTCCTGCTGGGTTAGACTCTGCTATCTCAACTAATGTTCCCGATGCGTCTGAAACAGTTAAAGGTATTATAGAAAGAGCTACTCAAGCTGAAGTAGATACTGGAACAGACAACCTGAGAGCAATCACCCCTTTAAGACTACAATCTAAAGTGGCAACTACTTCAGCTAAAGGTATTGTAGAACTTGCTACGTCTACTGAAACAATCAATGGGACAGATACTACTAGAGCAGTTACCCCTTCGGGGTTACAAGCTAAGGTGTCAACTGAGACAGCTAAGGGTATTATAGAAAGAGCTACTCAAGCTGAAACCTCAACAGGTACAGATAATGCACGTGCCTTAACCCCTTTGAGGCTTCAACAGAAACTTACTGGTGGTACAGGAGCTGGTGCTTATACTAGCACAGGTGCTTCAGGTGTTGTTGAGCTTGCTACGTCTACTGAAACAATTACTGGAACAGATGGTCTTAGAGCTGTTACCCCTCAGGGTCTACAAGCTAAGGTATCAACCACTACATCTAAAGGTCTTGTAGAGTTAGCTACATCTGCTGAAACTATTACTGGAACAGATAGTACAAGGGCGATCACTGCTCAAAGTCTACAAGCCAAGGTAGCAACTACTTCAGCTAAGGGGATCGTGGAATTAGCCACAAACTCTGAAGCTACTGCTGGTACAGATACTACTAGAACCATAACCCCTTCTAACTTAAGGGCAGTTATATTAGCTTCAATTTATCCAGTAGGCTCTATATATATTAATGCTGCCGTAACCACTAATCCAGCAACACTTTTGGGTTTTGGTACTTGGTCAGCATTTGGAGCGGGAAGAGTCCCTGTAGGTATTAACACAGGTGACGCTGATTTTAATGTTTTACAGGAAACTGGTGGATCTAAGACTCACACTCTGACTACATCTCAAATGCCAGCACACACTCACACCACCATTGCTGGTACTGATCCGGCAGATATAGGTCCTAAAGGTCGTGGTGCTGGGACCACTGCTACTTCTGGTACTATTATTTCTGACAGCACTGGAGGCGGTGGATCACACAATAACGTACAACCTTACATTGTCGTACAAATGTGGCGTCGTACAGCTTAATAAATAATGTCTAATGGAGGACAAGTAATTGGCTGATAGACAACTTACGGATTTACCCGTATCAACAGGAGGTCAGAATACTGATCTCTACCATACAAGACAAGGACCAACTGATAAATCCTTAAGCGGTACATTGCTAAAGGATTTTGTTAAATGGTCTAATCAAGATTTTTATACTATATCTGCTATAGATAACTACACTGCCGTTGTAGCTACCGAAACTATTGGAGTGACATCGTATTTCGACGGTATGACTATTAATGGTATTTTCGGAACAAGCACTGGACCATCTACAATTGATGTGTCGGGTATTGGTGTAAAGAATATTAAAACTCCTGCTGGTACTGATGTGTCAGCTGGTGAGATTAATGGTAGAGAAATATTAATCTTTGATGCAGCTAACGATTGGTTTGAATTGGCTACCTTACCAGTAGCTGAGTTACCTTTTAACATCCCATCACGTAACGCTGTGATGAACCAAAACCCTGTAAGTCAAGGACAATCTACCCGTACAGGTATGTCCTCTACTATCTATACAGGTAATGGTAGTACTCAGAGTATTACCACTGGTGTGGATATGTCCACTGGTAGCCTAGGTGGATTTATTTGGGCCAAAAGTAGAGACACGACCCAGTTCCACGACCTCTTTGATACGGTTAGGGGCGCGACGAACGCACTATCCTCCAACGACACGGGTATAGAGACTTTGCGTGGTACTGACCTAACTTCCTTCGATGCTGCGGGATTCTCTGTAGGCTCGGGTGGGCGAGTCAATACCAACACAGAGAAATACGTCGCTTGGTCCTTCCAAACTAACCAGAAATTCACTGGCACTACCAACCGTAACAAGGCTTACACAGCTCACTACAACTCTGACATGGGCTTCTCCATTGTTGGTTATGAAGGTGATGGTGTAGTTGGACATGAGATACCTCATCATCTAGGTGTACCGCCTGAGTTGAGTATCTGGAAGAATCGTATTGATGTGTCGGCATGGATTATCCAAGGTGCGGATATCGGGGATCAAGCAGCAGGAGATAGGTTACTCTTTGATACAGGTGCTGTTGTGAATAGTGCTACAGTTAAATCTATCCCTTCCCCGACAACAATCTCTCTTGATACATCTCAATCATTCAACGATGCTGGTGATGACATCATCTCTTACCACTTCGCCTCTAAGCCCGGCATATCCAAAGTAGGTAAGTACATCGGTACTGGTGCTACGGGAAACAATGTATTCTGCGGGTTTAGAGCGGGGTTTGTAATCTTTAAAAATCTGACTACCGCTGCTGAGTGGGTGATAGTCGATAATATTAGGGGAGATGCTTTCCTCTTTGCTAACGTAGCTGACGCCGAGGTAGCTTCTGACCAGCTAGATTTTACTGATACTGGATTCGTCCTAAAACCAACGGGAACAGCTACTAATGAACTTAATAGCGAGTATCTGTTCCTAGCTTTTGCAGAGACAGGAACTACAGGAACTACTACATTCGCTGACTATTCCTTCGCAACTACCCAAGACGTTCTAACTATTGAACAGAATTCCCTGATCTCCTTCGCTGAAGGCTTCAATGCTAACGGTCAAGTGGATACGCAGGAGCAGGTAGGTAGCGGGGTAACAGTTACCTTAGGTGCAGGCTTTGAAGATAAGAAACTTTATCTATTCAAAGACAAGGCAGGAAGCTTTGCAACTACTGAGTTCAGACCTCTTGAAGGTGTTACTCGGGATGACGCTGATAAATGGGGTGAAGGAAGTGAGAGTGATTCTATTCTACGCACTACCGCTGAGCACTTTGATTATGAGAGTGCTACAGGTGTAGCTTTAGCTAGTGCGGAAGAATCTACCTTCGAAGTTTGGAAGGCATTTAATAAAGATGATAATAACTTATCTACCTCTAAATGGCGGGTGGCTACAACTACTACATCCACCATCCAGTATAAACAGGATGAGAAACGTATACTCAAATCTTGGAGGATAAGGGCTAGTGATGACGCAGATACTATCCCACGCAGATTTGATGTTGAAGGGTCTGACGATGGCTTTGCTTGGACAGTTATAGATTCCACTTACAATGCTTCCGACTTTACTGATCCCGGAGTAGGGCTGTGGAGTGCATTACAGTCTACTAGTAGTAACATTACTGCATTCTTATACCATCGTTTAAACATTACAGCTAACCACGGTGATGTTACAAACACTGATATCACTGAACTAGAGTTCAACACCATCCTCCCCTCCGACCACTACCTAGTTGAAGACGGGAAGATGTACGCGCACCTTGGACCTGATCTAGTACCAGAGGGTGATTTTAGTCAGTACCCAGACGGTGCGTTTGCTGATGGTACAGGTGGTTGGACAGTTGATGCGAATAGTACAACAACTATCGCAAGTAATGAGATCACAATCCATCGGGATGCTGCGGGTGAGGCGGATTTGCAACGAAATGAAGCCTTGGTTGCTGATACCGAGTATCAGATAGAAATCGACGCCAGGGGTGATAGTGACTCTCAGATTATTGTAGTATTTACTGGTGGTACTCCTTCAAATATTACGGAGTTTGTGACTACTCAGGATATCTACACCATCGGCTTTAATTCTAATGTAGCGACTGAGATAACTATCATCTGTCGTCCCAGTACGACTATTGATGAAGAACTTATCATCAAGACACTGAACCTTAAATCAGTGGCAGCCTCTGATAACTCTATCGAACGTGTCTACCTAGCAGAAGTAATTACCAACACTGATGGTGAAGTTACTTCCTTTAAGAACTTTCCAGTAGCTAAGACTAAAGGTACTGATGCTGAGTATCAAGGTAACGTGAAGGTACATGGTGAGATCGAGAACCGTGGTATCTGCACAGCTTGGGTTAGCTTTGACGGCATTCAGAATCCTCCGTTGATTAGGGATTCGTTTAATGTTGCTGATGTTGTGAGCTTGGGTGTAGGTAACTACCAGCTTATATTTGATGTGCCTATGGATAACCTTGCATACTCTGTGAGTGTTACTGGTACAGCAGCCGCTAGGCCGGGTTCTGTAGTTACAGGACTTGATGGTGCTACACCAAATAGTCTGTCTAGTATTAAGATCACTAACATCCTAGACAATGCGAACTTTGATCAGGTACAGGCACATGTACAAGTATTCGGTGGTAAGGAGATTCTATAATAATGGCAATTGTATATATTGAAGAAGTGGGTGGGTCAATTCGGATCTGCTCCAAACAGGCTACTGCTGATGCTCTCGGTATTGAGAGTGCAGACTTAGACGTAAATGGTTTAACTCATCCAGCAAGTTGTTACACCTTGACGGCTGGAGTCATAACAATGATTCAAGCTAATGCTGACACGTATGATGCAGATCTAGAACAGGTATGGTGCAAATCAGAACTAGCTTTTGCTGATATCCAAATCGCCTACTTGATTGATGGGGATGTAAGACAGTCTCCACCACCGAGTGATTGGTATGCATACCGAAAGGACTTACGGAATCGTGTGACAGGTGGTCTTATTATCGGTGATCCCACTAATGCAGGTCGTCCACCGCGTCCAGTAATTACTTAACCATTAAAAGGAATTTCTAACGGGTAAGGACACCCATCTATCTCATTCTTAATAAGGAAATACGATAGTGAATATAGTAGGAGGAATACATGCCACCACTTGATGATTTACTCGGTTGGTTTTTTAAACTAATGATAGCAGGTGTCTTGTCTTTCTTTTGGTGGGGGAAGAAAGAGGATAAAAAACTCTTAGATGCCCATACAAAAGAAATCGTTAGATTAGAATCACTAGCAGTTACTGAAGATAAAGTTAGAGAGATTGTTACGGAAGTAACAACAACAGCTGTATCCCCAATGTCCGATATGTTAACTGAGATTAAAAAACTAGTGACGGATAACACGGATATATCTAAACAGCTTCAAATTAAAATGGCTGCACAAGAAGGGTATCAAAGGGCTATTAAAGATCTACATGCAAACCAGTAAGAGTGACACTTATGGCATATATACTAACGTTACTATTCATTTCTCCTTTTATCAATAAAAAAGAGTTTAGATGGTTCTTAGTTTTCTATGCCTTTGTTTTACTCACAGCTAAAGAACTACGTATACTTCTTGTGGAGTATGGTTTTATATCAGATGGTAAAGACTTTTTTGAGTATTACTCTTTAGTCCAGATGATACTTATAATTGGATCAGCAATACTTTTAACTGGATGGCAAAAGATTGCTTCCATCTCCGTATACTTGGTTTTTTCTGCCTATAACATTTTAATCTATTGGTTCTGGGGTTTTGTTCCTTTACTTTACTATGATTGGATAAGTGCAGGAGTATTAATGGCCCAGACTTTTATACTGACATATCATGAACGGTCTATGAGTAAGAACCTAGCAATACTTACCGTAGCTTGGGTGATGTCAGTAAGTGCCTCACGATATATATAATATTATAGGAGAAGAAATAATGAGCATCTGGAACTTCTTAAGTGGGGCTATAAACCCCATCACAAAATTAGTGGATGAACTTCACACTTCAGATGAAGAACGTTTAATTATCAAAGCTGAACTAGCTAAATTGCAAAACGACATCACAGAAAAGGTATTGGATTATGAATCTCAATTACTTGATTCAAAGACCAGTATCATTGTAGCAGAGGCTCAAGGTGCCAGTTGGCTTCAACGTAGTTGGCGTCCTATCACTATGCTGACCTTCTTACTCTTAGTGGTAATGGATACGTTCGGCTGGACAGCCTTCAGACTCTCTGAGGAGGCTTGGGTACTACTCCAGATAGGTCTGGGTGGGTACGTAGCAGGACGTACTGTAGAGAAGGTGACACCCGCTGTCGCTGACATGATTAAGAAACGATAAACACAGCTTTCCTCCTCAACCCCCTTAACTTCGGTTTTGGGGGTTTTTTGTTGACTTCACATTATGGCTGGGTTAGGATGGTGGCCTAACTCAAGAGAGTAATCATATTAACCAAGGGAGAAATAAGAAATGGCTATAGTTGAACAGAACATGTTTGTAATCCGAGACACAGTGAAGAACAAGATCATGGAAGGGGCCAAAGGTCAATTTGCATTTAGCACTAAGGGTCATGCTCGTAAGTCTCTTGTTCATACAGGTTGGTGGACACGCTACAAGAAGCTCACCACTGTACGTAAGTTGATGCCATTCGGTGATCAGAAGGTTGATGGACTTGAACAGATCATTGAACTGAGAGCAGCAGAAGACGCATTTAATCATGACCCAAATTTAACACAAGCTCTTAGAAACATCGAGAGTGAGATCAATACTTGGATACGTAATAAGGATTACCGTGAAGAGTTTAATAAGATTAAGTTTGACAAGCAGAAACGCTTTGCTGTAGAATTACTCACATCAGTTGAAACCAAGGAGATTACATAATGTTGGAAGTTCAAAAGTTCTTGATGGGTGCTACGAGGGTTCAAAGCAATGAACGTGCTCTTGAATCTCTAAAGGAACAGACAGGTATCAAGGCAAGCATCTGGGAAGATAAACTCGTGGTGCTCAACTACTGTCAGATCGAGTCTAAGAAGACTTGTGCAATGGCTCAAGAGTGTCGTTCACTAGTTCTGGAACTTGGTTCTTGGAAGATTGTGTCTCGTTCCTTCAACCGTTTCTTCAACTACGGTGAAGAGCCTTGTCCTGCTATTGACATTCAATACATGACTGCATTCGAGAAGATGGATGGTTCATTGATCGGACTGTTCGAATATGATGGTGAATGGATGTACCGTACACGTTCTGTCATCATGCCTGTCTCCGGTATCAATGGATGGGAAGTAACTTGGAAGAGCCATATTGAACAAGCTCTGGGCCACCTATACATGCTGAAGGGAGGTGAGGTAGTACTGAATCCTCGTTACACTTACATCATGGAAATGACTTCACCTGAGAATCGTGTAGTTACCAAGTATGCTAGTCCGTCACCACAGATGACGTTACTCGCTTCTCGACATAATGAGAAAGGTCACTACAATCCTCTTGATGTTAATGGTGGAGTAGCCCATCATCAGGGATGGGGAATGCCTAAGGCTTACTCCTTTGATACTATCTCAGACTGCCTGACAGCTGCCAAGGAGCTACGTGATCTACAGGAAGGCTATGTACTGTATGATCGTCATGGGGTGCCTGTGTGTAAGCTGAAGAACCCTGCTTACGTTGCTGCACATCATCTACGTGGTGAAGGTCTGAATCCTAAACGGATTAAAGACTTGATCATCATGAATGAGGTAAGCGAGTATCTGGCAATCTTCCCTGAGGATCGTAAGATGTTTGAGCCTTACATGGATGCATACCGTGATTTAGGGTTGGCATTATTCGAGTATCTTGATCTTTCTTACGATACCGACTTGACTCAGAAGGAATTTGCACTTAAGATTGCACACCTACCTTTCAAGGGTGTTCTGTTCACACTACGGAAAGATCGACTTGGTGTAACAGATGCTTGGAAGAAGTGCACAACCAATACCAAGTATCAACTAATTGATGGGATGATGAAATGATGGGTGTCACTCATAACTATTGGTGGTGTAGTTACAAATACTTCACTGCCGGTATTTCACATATGAGTGATGATCAACTTAATTACTTAAAGAAATACACTGAAGAGGGTTTTGTAAAAGCTTTTACAGATCATGTAGGGGAACTCTATTTATTAAACAGAACACGTATCCGCGTCATAGACGCTGTAATCATTATGATGGAGGATGGAGTATGACTGACTTAACCAGATGGAATAAACTGAGTATAGGAACCCCCATTACGGGGTTCTGTGCTCACGGTATAGGCCATATTGACAACATGCAGATTGTTGCTATAGGGTATGATTGGGCTGTACTCCGAGTAATTGATTCAGGTAGGATGGTTCCATGTATCTTAGAACCTGATGATACCTTCTTGATAGGTGAACATGAGTGGGATGAAAAGATCGGTTGTTACACATTCAAGGAGGCAACTTAATGATCCTTAAGAAACGTAAATGGTTGATCACCTTCCGTAAACAAGGTATGATGGGGAACATGTATGCAACACATACTGTAGAGCAGAAGGCATGGACTGAGAAAGGGGCTGTAAAGACTGCTGTAAGGTCTAAAAAACTTAAGGATATTCTTCAACGAATCTATGGTCTTGGACCAGAGGGTAGGATATACTTCTTGTACCTAATCGAGGAAATCACATGATGAGAGGAAACCTTAACTTCTGGGATTACCTAGAGGTAACTACTGGACTCGACAGGGGTAAGTGTAAACGTATTGCACTGACAATAGAAAACTTCCCTGATCGGTCCACTGATGAACTAGCCCCTATTTCAGGTTGTTCCTTCAGAGAGATTGTACTTGTGAAAAGGTATACTAGACAGTGGAAGGAGTGGTTAGTAAGAAGGTAGAGTCGTAAGAGTAGAGTAACAGGTACTTAATAGATACTTTATATAGACCTATAACCCCTTGGCTCCGCCTGCGGGGGCCGAGACAGCTTATCACACTATTTTTGACTGTCCACAACTATTG